GCCGGGCGGCAGGTCATAGGCCGCACGGTCCTGGCGGATCGCCTCGATGCCGCGCGCTTCGGCGTCGGCGGTGGACAGGAGCCGGAAGTTGATCGAGCGCCCGTCGTGCTGGAGCCGGATCACGTCGGCTGGGTCCAGTGCCAGCCGCGAGGGCGGTAGGCGGAAGCTCGCGGTCTCGCGCCCGATCCAGGCTTCCATCAGTGCAAGACGACAGCGGCGCTCGGCCTCCTCGGGCGCGACCGCCATCGGGAAGGCCTCGGACGCGATGCGGCTCGCCGACACGGTGATGCGCTGCGCCTCGACCTGTGCCGCGTCGTAGTCCTCGTCGGCGCGCGCCAGCTGCCACTTCAGCGCCTGCGGCAGTTCTGTCTCCTGCGCACGGGTGAGTTCCAGGCCCTCGGCGCGCGGATCCGGGGCTGCGACCAGATCATCGGCACCGATCTCGGCCACGGTTGCGCGGCCGCGCATGACGAAGCGGATCACCCCTCCGGTCTCGACCGCATCGAAGCCGAAATGCCGCGCCAGCGTGGTGATCGAGGCGCGCGGGCTTTCCAGCGCGCCGATGACATAGCCCTCGACCGCGCCCCAGAGGCCCGTCACGTCAATCCTGTGGGCGGGCAGCCCGGCACGGAGGCAGAGGTGACGCACGAGGGCCGCGAGCGAGACCGCCCCGAGCCGTCCGGTCAGCCAGTGCCCCAGCCGCCAGTTGGGCCCGTCCGTCCAGACGCCGGTCAGCGCCGGGAAGAACGGATAGGGACGCGCATCCCAGGTCCAGGCGGCGCATTCGGGGACATGGACCATCCGGCCGCCGTAGACCGAGGAGGTCGGGTTGTTGGCCGCGTCCCCCCACCACAGATACGTCGCCTCAAGATAGGCGCGCTGGATCGCGTCGTCGCGCCAGCCCCGCGAGAAATGCGGCGTGAAGCTCTCGGACGACTTCGGGTCGAAGAAGACGTTGGGCTGGTTCGTGCCCCGGTCGATGGCGGGGCAGCCGAGCTCGGTGAACCAGATCGGCTTCGATTGCGGCACCCATGCGGTCGGCGTGCCGCTCTCCGCCCCGCCCTGGCGGTTGAAATGCAGCTCCGACCACCAGGCGCGCAGATCCTTGTAGCGGAAGACCCACGGCTTGCCTGCGCTGCCATCGCTGATCGGGGTACGCAGCTGCGCCGACCGGTCGGCCTCCGAGCCGTAGAACCAGTCGTAACCCTCGCCGCCCGCAATGTTGGCCTGCAGATAGGCACGGTCATGGATAGCAGGCCAACCCTCGAGCGCATCGGCATGGTCGAACCCGTCGCGCCAGTCCGACAGCGGCATGTAGTTGTCGATGGCGATGAAGTCGGTGTTGGCATCAGCCCAGAGCGGGTCGAGGTGAAAGAACACGTCCCCGCTGTTGTCGCCGGGCTGGTGCCCAAAGTATTCCGACCAGTCGGCGGCGTAGCTGATCTTCGTCGTGGGCCCGAGGATGCTGCGCACGGCTGCGGCGAGATCGCGAAACGCCTGCACGGCGGGATAGGTCGACGTGCCCGAGCGGATGGTCGTCAACCCGCGCATCTCCGAGCCGATCAGGAAGGCATCGATGCCCCCGGCCGCGGCGCAGAGATGGGCGTAATGCAGGATCATGCGGCGCAGGCCCCAGTCCCCTGCGGGACCGGTCCAACTGACGCTTTCGCCCGAGACCGAGAAGTTCGCTGGTGTAGCCCCGCCGAAGAACGCGGAGACCTGCGTGGCGGCCGTGGCGGTCTTGTTGACCGTGCCCGCGAACCCTGCAGCAGGCGAACAGGTGATGCGTCCGCGCCAGGGGAATACGGGCTGGCCCGTCTGGGCGGCATTGTCCGAATACGGGTTCGGCAGCGTGTTGCCGGGCGGCACGTCCATCAGGATGAAGGGATAGAAGGTCACGCGGAGCCCGCGCGCCTTCATCTCCTGGATCGCCTGCACCACCGCGAAGTCGGAGGGCGTGCCGCCATAGACCGGACGGTCCTCGCTGTCGCGGCTGACCAGATGGGCATTCGCCCGCGTCACCCCGTTCACCGACCAGACCCGCGGGCTGGTTGCCTTCGCCGCCACCTCGACGCCGGGCCTGATCTGGCAATTGCCCGCGCGCAGGTCGGTGCCAAACCAGGCGACGACAAGGCTGACGCTCTCGACGGCAGGTGCCATGGCTTGCAGCCGGTCGAGGGCCACGACCATGTCTGTTGTGTCGGGCAGCGCGTTCAGGTTCTCGGCAGTGGTGGTGCCGCCGCTGGAGGTCCCGAATGGGCCGGTGGACCCACCCGTGGTCTTGCGGATCGCCTGCGTCGCATAGGTGAACTCGCCCGAGGCCGGGATCATCGTCACTGCGCGCGTGAGGCCCTCGGCTGTGTCGGGATCGGCCAGCGGGCGGAACACCTCGAAGCTGAGCTGCGGGATCCGGTTGCCGAAATCGCCCAGCGCCAGGTCCTCGAAGACGACATAGGCCGTGCCGCGATAGGCCGGGGTGCTGGCCGCGCCCATCTTCGCCGCGATGAACGGATCGGGTGCCTGCGCCTCATCGCCGGGATACCAGCGCATGGTGATGCCGGAGAGATCGAGCGGCTTGCCGTCGGCCCAGATGCGGCCGATCCCCGTGATCGGTCCCTCGCACAAGGCCACCGCGAAGCTGGCGAAATACAGATACTCGGTCGTCCGGACCTTGCCGCCACCGCCGCCCTTGCCGCCGCCGCGCTGGGTGGTGGTCCGGGTCTCTTCGCGGAAATCCGTGGCCCAGACGATGTTGCCACCGATCCGCATGCGCCCGTAGAGGCGCGGGATGACGGCGCCCTCCGTGGACGAGGTGATGCGCAGGCTCTCCAGCCGCGCGCCCTCGATGCGCTGGGTGGGGGCGAGCGATGAGATGATCCAGCTGTCGATGACCGACCCCACGGTGGAGCCGATCAGCCCGCCGATGGCCGCGCCCGAGAGGCCGAGGATCGCGCCGCCGAAGCCCATGCCGATGCTGGAGCCGACGACGCCGAGAACGAGGGTGGCCATGGCTGCGATCAGTCTCTGGAAGGGAACAGGAAGGCGAAGGCGATGCGCCGTCGCCAGGACGGGGTGAGCAGTTCCTCGATCACGCCGAGCCGCTCATAGGCGTGGAGGAAGCTGCCGGGCCCGGTGAGGATCCCGACATGCTTGGCGATTGCGCGGGGCATCATCCGGAACAGCACCAGCGCACCGGGAGGGGCCTCGGCGGGCGCCACCTCGATCATCATGGCGCGCGCACCCTCTGCCAGAACCTCGCGCGGCCCTGTTTCGCCCCAGTCCCGGCTGTAGGGCGGGATCGGGAAAGGCTCGGGGCCGACGACCTCACGCCAGACGCCGCGCGCGAGGCCGAGGCAGTCGCAGCCGACGCTGCGCAGGCTGGCCTGGTCGTGGTAGGGCGTGCCGAGCCAGCCGCGGGCAGCGGCGATGACGCGCGACGGATCGGCAACTCTCACAGCACCGCCCCGTCATGGCCGCCATCGCGCGAGGCGTAGCGCAGGATCGTGTCCTGTCCGGGGATATGCGGGAAGCCCCGGAAATTCGCGACATTGGCGAACTTCGTGCCGCAGGTCGCGATCCGCTTGTCGCAGCCCGCGCGGGCTTCAAAGCTGTCGCCCTCACCGGCAGGGCGCACCGGAGCCTCAAGCAGTGTCAGGATCGCGAGCCCATCGACCACGTCGTGCGACAGCACCTCCGCTCGCCGCCCGGCATTGGCGCCCGATGTCCACTCGACCGTCCCATGCGCGAACCAGCCCGCCGCGAAGGCCGACAGGCCCGAGGCCGCGAAAGCGCGGTCGCGCAGGATATCGGTGACGGTGCCCGTGCCCCGGAACGCGGCCGCCTCGAGGTTCACCCCACAGCGGCCGTCGCCGAGCGTGGCATCGCAGCCCGCCTGGAAGGTGCGCCCGACCGTCTGGCCCAGCACATGGGCAAGGCTGCGTACCTCGGCCACGAAGGCCACGCGCCCGCGCCGGACCTGACCGATGGCGCCCCGGCGCAGCAGCACGCGCTGGCCGGGATCGGCCCAGTTCACCCGCCAGAGCTCGACCTCGGCATTGTCCCAGCGGCCATCGAGAATGTCGGTCTCGGTGATCCGGTCGGAGGACAGCACGCCCTCGGCATCCTGCGCGTCGACGGACAGGTCCGAGCCCGCGCGCACCTCGGAGGCGGTGAACCCGCTCTCGGGCTCGAAGTCGGTGCCTTCGAAGCTAAGCGGCCGGTCGTGATCCGTGAAGCCGAAGCTGACGCCATCGGCCCGCGTGATGCGCCAGCACCAGGCCAGCGTCGTGGTGCCCTCAATGAGATGCGCCTGCAGCGCTGGGCCGAGCTGCTTCATCTGCGGATCTCCAGAAGCGGGATGGAGGCGATGGACCCGAGGCGCTCGAGGTCGAGCGTCACGTCGAGCGTGTCGGTGTCGAAGCGGACGGGGGTGTCGAACTCGAAGCCTGCGGTGACGGGAACGCCCGCGCCGGGGGCCGAGCCGAAGGTGACGACGCCGGTCGTCGTCTCGACGGACCAGCCCGACAGCTGCTCGGTCCCGCTCAGCGCGATGCGGACGGTGCCTGCGACGGGCTTGGTGATCGCCCGCGTCCAGGATTGACCGCCAGAGGCGTAGCGCTTCAGAAGCGGGAATGTCGTGCGGACCCCGTCGCCGAGCCCAAGCGACTGGTCCAGCGGCGAGGGTGTGCCCGAGGGCAGGCAAGACTTGTGGTCGCCCCAATCCTTGAAGCGGAAGCCGTGAAGGCGGCCGTTCCGAGCTTCGAAGAAGGCCACGACGGCGGCCAGATCGTCGGCGCGACGGATGCCGTAGGCGACGTCATAGCGGCGGCGCGAGTTCGCCCAGCTGGCGTTCCGCTCCTCGTCGCCCGAGGCGAGCTCGACGATCTGCGTGCGCCGTTCCGGCCCGCCGCGCGCGCCACGGCTGATCGCATCCGGAAACCGGACTTCGTGGAACGCCATTGTCGGGATCCTCAGAGACCGCGTCGGCCCATCGACACCGCGCGGGCGATGTCGGCGGCAACTTGCGTGCGCGATTGTCGGAAGCTATCGGCGTCGCGGGTCATGATGGTGACGTTGACGGAGGGTGCGCCGCTGCGCCCGCCATATCCGACGGCCTCGCGGCGCGAGAGCACGCGCTCGCCACGCTGCAGGATCGCGGGCACCTCGTCGGGCTTCAGACCAACCCAGCCGCCCGAATGCATCCGCGGAGCGCCCGCGAAGGCCAGTGCCGGGACCATCCGCCCGGGTCCGGGCATACCGACTGTGCCTCCCGCATGCAGGACCGAGGCAAACATGCCTCCGGCGCCGCCGAGCACACCGGACAAGAGCCCCGCCAGCGGGCCGAGGATGAAGCGCCGGGCGGCGAGCCTTGCCAGATCGGCGATCATCGAAGTTACCAGGTCGCGGAAGTCGAGCTTGCCCTTGCGCACGAAGTCCGCGACCGCGGTCTCTGCCGCACCGAACGCGCCCACCAGCGCCTGGCCGATATCGGCGCCGATCTCGCGCGCCCTCGCGGCGTAGTCGGCGAGCGCGGCGGTGACCGCCTGCCAGCCGGTGACGGCTTCCTGGGCCCCAGTGGCAGTCTGGGTTCCGACCTCGCGCCCGGCAGCGCCTGCACGACCGGCCGAGGTCTCCGCCTCGTCCAGCGCCTCGGCGACACGACGCGCCCCGGCGGCGGCGGCGTCCAGCGCGCCTTCGGTTTCCTCGCCCGACCCGCGCACGGCCTCGATCAGTGTGGTGACCGCCTCGCGAACCCCGTCGAAGGCGCTCGCCCGAGTGTCCGCCGCCCGCTGGCGAAACCGCTCGGCCATGGTGCCCGCGTTGCTGGCGGCATGATCCAGCATCGAGGCCCAGGACTGCGCGCCGAACCAGTCGATCTGGAAATCCGCGCCGATCCGGTCGGCCACGGCGTTGAAGGTGGGGCCGATCATGCCGAGGAAGTCGGCCCATTTCCCCGCGAGGAAGGCCATGAGCCGGGTCCAGATGCCCTCGATATCGGCACGCAGCGCCCGGAAATCGTCGACCAGCGAGCCCATGGTGGTCTTGATGCCGTCCCAGACGGCACGGGCGACATTGCCCATGAGCTCCAGCGCGTTGCCGAAGCCGCCCGCACCCGTGACGAGGCGCGAGAACTGATAGACCAGCTCGCCCGCGCCCACGATCAGCGCCCCAATCCCGGTGCGGATCAGCGCCCCGCGCAGAAAGACGAGCGCGGTCGCCAGCCCGCGGACCGACAGCGCCGCAGCCGCGAGCCCGGCGACCCAGCGCCCCGCCATCAGCGCGGCGAAGGTCCCCGCGATGCTCACCAGCCGCCCGAGGTTGTCGAACAGAGTCCGGATCGCGATCCCGAGCGGCCCGGTCGTCCGCGCTACAGTCGCCATGGCATCGGCCACAGCCTC